GTATCAGATTGTGTTTGGTGATCCGGATCAACCCGCGCTTCTTGGACATGACAACCGGATCTTTGGAATGCTCGTTCTGACCATCGCGCTTCCGCATGGCAAGGGCATGGCACGGGTGGACAGCCTGTCTGACTTGCTTGTCAGTCAATTGGCAAACAAGCGTTTTGGCCGCCTTCACTTTCTTGGCATCACCATTGGTACCGGTGCGCGAACCGGTGATTTCTGGATTTTTGACAGCGAAATTGCATTCGCCCATTGGCCGCGGGAGACAAGATGACAGACGCAAAGGAAACCCCCACGCAAGAGCCCTTGTCCGTGGTGCAGATGGCGTCCGACTTTCAGGCCGCTCTGGTGGTCGAGAATGATCGAGGTGAACGTCCGCCGGATGAAACCGAATTTTTCCCTCTACGCCTTGCAAGCGAAAGCCTCGACCTTGTGACCATACGGCATCACCCGCAGGATCTTGCCGCCGATGGATATGTGCGACCGGGCCATTTGGTGCGAAGCTATGTCGAGGGTGAGATTACCGGCCCCATGACACTGCCCATTGTGCAATATCTGCTTGCCGCCGTAACGGGTGCAAATGAAGAACGGGCGCGCGGCAACGGCGCGGCCTTTCTGTCTGGTCTCATGGACAGGCGGATATTGCCAGCAGGGTCAAATATTCATTCAATTCTTGACGCTGTGCCCCGGCCCTTACGTTCATTTTCGATGGTGCGACGCTTTGTTGATGAGCCGGTATGGACGGCCTATGCCGGCCTGAAGATGACCGAACTGGAGCTTGGTGTGGATGCCGTGGCGGGCGGCAGGTTCCGTGGCAGATGGATTGGCCGCCACCGCACAACACGCGCTGGTGTGTCGGTTGAGGCGCTGTCGCCGGTGCCGGCTATTGGTCTTGTGCCGGGAAGTACGCATTTGACGATAAGGCCGGAAGGCGCGGTGGCGCCGTTTGGCAATGAGAAGCTGTTGCTCACAGGATGGCAGTTGCGCCTGCTGCGTTCCGGTATGCGCCCGATTTTCTCGCTTGGTGCGGATGGTCCCCGCTTGATCAGCGACGGGCTTTTGGCGATCAGCGGTGGCATGACGATTCTGGCCAACGCATCGGCGCTGGCGGTGGTGGCAGAATTATCCGGGCCATCAGCGCTGATGGTGATCCAGTTTCGTCTCGATGATGGTGCGGGCGGGGCGGTGATTTTCGATCTGCCGCGTGTGCGTATTACGGCGCATCATCTTGGTGTGTCCGGTGCGGCGCAACCGGCCCAGCTTCGCCTGCAATTTGAGGCGGAGCCGCCATCACAATCGCAGCCATCATTGCGGGTCGCCTTCACCGATGCACCGGCAGAGGAGCGGGTGTAATGACGGTCAGGCATGGATATAGCAGACGTCGGCGCACCCGAACGCCCGGCAATGATGTGGCGGAGCAGCTTGACCTGTTGTCACGCTCGCTTGCGACAATGCTGGCGCATAACGGCCGATTTGAACAAATCCTTGAGCGCCGGTTGAAGCATATGGAAAACCGTCTGGAAAAATCGCTGACCGACCTTCTGGAGCGCAGTCTTGCATCGCTTTTCGGCGGGACCGAGGCCGGTGCCGCCATCGGCAGATCACTTGCAGGTGAATTGGTTCAGGCGGTGATCCCGGGATTTGCCAAAGGCGGTATCGTTGACGGGCCGCGGCTTGTTGCGCTTGCCGGTGAGGCTGGCCCGGAGGCGGTGTTGCCCTTGACCCGGACAAGTGACGGACAACTTGGTGTCCGTGTGGAATGGCCACAGACACAACAGATGACGAGGGTTGATGTTCAATTAAAGGAAAATGCCGCAGGCATTGCACCGGCGGATGTGTTTGATGATACGGAACAGCAACTTTTGACAGCGAGGCTGGCCGGTGCGCTTGATGAAGCGCTTGAGCAGGCCATCGCCACACGTCTGCAGGAACAGCTTCGGGACGGCGGTCTGTTGGCACGATACGGATCAATGTCATGAGCTTGCAGTTTCCAGATATTGATCCAAGCCAGAGTACGGCCAAACGCGTTCGCGCCGATATTATCGAGACACGGTTCGGCAATGGGCGCAGTCAGAGGCTGGCGCGGTACGGTGGTGGCTATCTTGAGGTTGAATGGGATCTGCTGTTTGCGCATCGTCCGATCGCTGACATCGCACAAATTGATGAATTTCTGGCGGCCCGGGGTGGTGTTGAGGCCTTTGTCTGGGTGCCGCCCGCAAGCGTCAGTGGAATGTTCGTCTGTACCAGCTGGCTTGTCACCCCGACAAACGCTTCACTCGCCTCACTGCGGGCACGCTTTGTCGGCAAATCAGCAGGCAATTCATCATGAGTATTGTAAAAATCCCGCGCAAAGATGTCGGCGCGCCGCGACTCGCCGGTCTTGTTGCGCTGTTCAGTATACATCTGCCGGACAAGACAATCTTGCGCTTTACCACAGCCGAGGTGGCGGCGGGCCATGTCGTCTTTGATGGCGCGCGTTATCTCTGTTTTCCGCTTGCGGCAAAGGGATTTCGCTGGACCGCAGATGGCCCGCCAGCGCGCCCGACCCTGGAGGTGTCCAACATTCTTGGCCTGTTTGATCAAGCCATCCAGACAGACGAGATGCGCGGGTGTGAGGTCAGGCGTGTCCTGACGTTGGCGAGTGAGTTGGCACCGCCAGATGGCGAGGATGGCAGGGGATGCTTTCCGCCCGAAAGCTGGGTGATTGAACGGCTGGCACGACTTGATGACCGGGTGTTGCGAATTGAGCTTGCCGCCGCCGCAAGTCTTGAAAACAGGCGATTTCCAGACCGGGTGATGTTGCGCAATCTTTGCCAGCACCGTTATCGGCGCTGGGACGCCGGGCGCCAGCGTTTTGACTATGACGGCGTGACCTGCCCGTATGTCGGCAAATCCTATTTTTCACAAGCTGGCACGCCCGTTGCCAATCCGGATGATGATCACTGCTCCCTGACGTTGCAGACCGGGTGCAAGAAGCGGTTCAAAGGGCCCTTGCCCTTCATGGGCTTTCCCGGGGTAACGCGATGACTTCACGATGGCTTGCACCGTTTGGCAATCGGGTGAATACCGCAATCATGAAACATGCCGCCAGCCACCCTGACGAGGAAATTTGCGGCATTGTGTTGGCGGGTTCAGATGGGTGGCACTACCGCAAGCTGGAGAACAAAGCGGCGGCGCGGCAGGACTCGTTCTTTATCGACAGGGCGCAGTTGTCAGCCAATCGCTCACCGGCAGCCATTGTCCACTCGCATCCAAACGGCCCGGCATTTCCCTCTTTTGCTGATATGCGCCAGCAGGCCGCCAGCGCTGTGCCGTGGGGCATAGTTGTGCCGCCACCACACCCCGACAGGGGGGTGTTTTGGTTTGGTGGGGGTATCGCCTATCCATTGATGCGCCGGCCATATCGTCATGGTGTCACAGATTGCTATGCGCTTGTCAGGGACTGGTATGCGGCAAAGGCCGGTTTGTCTCTGATTGACCGGCCGCGGCATTGGAACTGGTGGCAACAAGGCGATGATTTTTATGCTAAATATTTCGAAGAAGCCGGGTTTTACAGGCTTGATGATGATGCCCGCTTGCAATGCGGTGATATTGCGCTTGCCGCGTTACTTAGTCCGGTTTTGAACCACGCGATGATCCTGCTTGATGACGGACTGATCCTGCATCATCCGGCAGGGCGGCATGGCTTTGACGCGATGCGCCTGCCACGGGCCGAACCGGTTGAGCGCTGGCGGCGCTATCTTCAATTCTGGGTGCGCCACGAATTCTGGCAGAAGGGGTAGGGGCGTCATGACCGCAACAACAGGAACAAGGCGGCGTAAACGCATTTTTCTGCATGGTGATCTGGCTCGGTTTGGCGGGCCATTTGATTGCGAGGCAAGCAATGCTGCCGAGGCCATAAGCGCGCTGGCCAACCAGATTGACGGGTTTGCCGCCGCCTTGCGCCATGGCGATTATCAACTATGGGCAGGTGGCCGGACAACAGGGCGGCCAATCACCGGACCCGGATTGCATATGCGTCTGCGGCACTATCATCTTCACATAGCGCCCGCAATCGCCGGTCACGGCAAGGGCGAGGGCAAAATGCTTCTTGGTCTGACACTTCTTGGTTTGTCATTCGTGCCCGGCGTTCAGGCCGGTATTACCAGTGGGTTTGCAAGTCTTGGTGAGGCAGTTGGCGGCGCAACCGGCGGTGAACTGGCCGGCATCTTTGGCAGTCGCTTGCTTGGCGGCGCAGGGAGCTGGCTGTTGCTGAATGGCGCCAGCGATGCACTGTCACCGCAAATTCACAAGCCCGCAGGGCAGGCAAATTCAACAAGTATCGGTGTAGGCCAGCCCGTCGGCGAGGGTGCCGCCATCCCACTGGTCTATGGACAAATGCGCGTTCAGGACGCGCCGATTATCGCATCTGGCATTGATGTGGAGGTAACGAATCTGTGACCGCTGATGCATCCAGATATCCACCTGCTGACGGCATTTCGGGCCAAGGCGGCAAGGGTGGCGGTGGACGCCATCTGCCACGCGTTTTCGAGTTTGGTGACAGCGTCTCGTCAAGCGGTACCGCACAGGTGCTGTTATTGCTATCGGCGGGTCCTGTTGCCGGACTGGCAAATGGCGAGGCATCGGTGTTCTTTGATGACGTGCCATTGCGTGATGCGGATGGAGAGCCAAGTGTCGAGGGCGTCAAACTGGACGTCACCACAGGTGGTACGGACGAGGATCCACCCGGTCTTCCCGGATTCAATGCCAATGCCCGCACCATCAGCCTTCGCCGCCCGCTGCGGGCCAATCATCCTCATGTGTTGAGCGACGCCGATGCCGACGCGGCGCGGCTTACGCTGCGCTTTCCCCGGGGATTACTGTTGCGTGATCAGGCCGTGCTTTCCGGAACAGCGGTTCGCTTTACCATCGACATATGGCAGGCCGGCACATGGCATGAGGTGCTCGACAAGACCATCGACCAGAAAGTCACCGGTCTTTTTGAATTGCAGTATGAGGTGCATTTGCCGCGGCAAGGCAGGGTCAAGAAATTGCGTGTGACCCGCAAGACCAAGGACAGTATGGCCGCCAATCTGGTGAATGAAGTTGAACTTGCGGCAGTGACATGGCTTCGTTGGGACGTGCTTGGTTATGACGGCATGGCGACAGCGGCCATAACGCTTGATGCGCGTGCATTTGGCGGGCGCCCACCTCGGATTGGCTTTGATCTGAAAGGCCGGATTTTGCGGGTGCCGTCCAATTATGATCCGGTGCAGCGGCGTTATGACGGCATG